CGGAAAGGCGCAGGTCGCCGAGCTTCATGGTCTGTCCAGGTCGTTTCAGGGTGAGCGCGTCCCGCAGGGCCTTCATGCAGGCTCCGCAGGTTGCGGGAAAGGGGGGGGTGGCGGCGGTGCAGGCGGGCTGCCCGCGCGCCGGGTGGGGCGCCGTCAGGAGCGGCGAAGGCGCCCCGGCCGCGCTAGCTGCGCGCGCCTTCGCTGGATTGGGCGGATTCGGCCGCCTGGGCTGCGCGGTGCGCTGCGCCTTCGTATTGCGAGGACGGCATGGCGTCCAGCTGGGTCTGCAGCAGCTTGCGCTTGATGTGCGTGCTCATCGGCAGGATCACCATGGGGTTGGGGATGGCGCTGGGGCTGATGGTGCGGTTGATCTCGGTCACCGCCGAGAACACATGGCCGCACTCGAAGTTGCGGCACTGGAAGATGGTCTCGCGGCTGGTGCTGGTCAGCTGCAGGCTGGTGCGGGTGTAGGCGTGTTCGTTGCAGTGGGGGCACATCATGCGCATGGCAGGCTCCTGGGGGCAGTTGGGATCGAAGACAAGGCGGTGAACAGGGCGGCGCGGGTGGCTATCGCGCCTGATCGGCCTGGGGCAGCGGCGGCATCTGCTGCTCGTACTGCTGCATGCCCATGCGGTACAGCTTCAGCGCGAAGTTGGAGGCGCTGCGGCTTTCACGGCTGGCATAGCGGGCGTGGCGTTCGCGTTCGGATGCCGTCATGCGCAGTGGCACGGGCCTGTCATGAAGCACCGGATCCGCAGGGATACCGGGCACGGCTCTGGGGGAGTGCATGGCTGTCATGTAGTATTTGGGATGGTTTGGATGGTTTGGTTACACGCTGACTGCATCATTGCTCGAAATTTCGAGCATGTCAATTGATGAATAGAAGAAATTTCGATCACATCGGTGAAAGGCTGAGGCAAGAGCGTCTGCGTCTGGACGTGGCGCAGCTCGCCATGGCCGACGCCTGCGACGTCTCGCGCGGCACCCTGGCCACCTGGGAGAAGGGCGAGCAATCGCCGAATGCGGCTGCCCTGGCCGTGATGGCAGGCCTGGGCGTGGATGTCCTGTATGTGGTCACGGGCCAGCATGCGAACGCATCGGTCCAGACCCTGGCGCCCGACGAGCGCGAGCTGCTCGATTGCTACGGCCGGGCCGACGATTCGGGCCGCGCCGCCATCATGGCCGTGGCGACCCTGGCCGCGCGCTGAACGGCCTGCGCCGGCCGCTCCAAGACGCGCTCTACCCGCCCCTCTCGCTCACTTGGCGCGCGTCTCCAGCGTCAGCTTGGAGGTGAAGCCGGCGTCGCCCAGTTCGTGCTGGATCTTGACGACCAGCCACGGCGTGTCATCGATCTCTGCCTTGAATCCCTGCAGCTTCAGCGGCGTCTGCGGCATCAGGTCGGGCCGCGCCAGCGCCAGCTTCAGGCCCATGGTGGCCTTGGCGCGGTTGATGCGGCCCATCTCGGCCTTGGCGGCGGCCTGCGCCTCGGCCTCGCTGCCGTAGGTGTCCTTCAGGCGCTTTTCGTTGTCTTCGGTGCCCTGCGTGGCACTGCGTTTTTCGGCGCGATCCGCGTCGTTCCAGTACGCGCGAACGCCGCTGTAGTCGTTGCGCGCGGCCGTGTGGTAGGCGTGGCTGTCGCCCACGGTGCGCGTGAGCGTGGCGGCCTCCACGGTCTGGCCGCCGGCGGTGATCTTGCTGTCGATGGCGATGAAGGCCAGCTTGCCCTTCTTGACCGTGCACACGGCGTCGTACTGCCGCGCCAGGCGGCTGCAGAAGTTCAGGTCGCTTTCGTGGGTCTGGTCGATGTGGTCCACGCGCAGGTTCTCGAACTGCGCGTCCACGCGCACCTGCAGGCCGTTGCGCTGGGCGATGCTGCGCACGATCTGGCCCAGCGTGCTGTTGTGGTAGCTGTGCTCGGAGCGCGTGCGCAGCTGGCGCTTGAGCTCGGCCGAGCGCGCATGCACCACGATCCTGTCGGGCGCACCCTGGTGCTCCACCTCGTCCACCTCGTAGGTGCCCTTGTCGACCAGGCCGTGGCCGGCCCAGCCCAGCTTCAGCGCGATCTTGGATCCCTTGCCCGGCAGGGCCAGGCGCCCATCGCTGTCGTCCAGCGTGATGTCCAGCTTGTCGGCTTCTTCGCCGCGCGATTCGGACAGCGTCAGGTTCATCAGCCGCGTGTCCACCTGGCTGGTGATGTCGTGCCCGTCCAGGACGATTTCGTACTGGGGCTTGGCGTGCAAGTATTCCTGCGTGGCCATCAGATCCACCATTCCCAGAAGTCTTCATCGGGCCAGGGATCGACGCCGCCGCTGCCTTCGGCCAGGTGGTCGTCCACGCGGGCCAGCTTGAGATCGAACTCGATGCGGCGCGGCTTGCCGCCCGGTGTGTAGTGCGTGCCGGTCTGCTGCAGGCTCTCGATGACCCAGGCGCCCAGGATGCTTTCGCCGCCCACCAGGGCCCATGCCTTGCCCTGGTCGGCCATTTCGCGCAGGTCGTCCAGCGACTTGGCCGTGCCCCGGAACTCGGGTGCGAGCACGCCGGTCAGGCCCAGCGTTTCATCGCCTGGGCCCAGCGACTGGCGGGCGGGGCGCGCGCCCACGCGGCTGTTGCTCGGGTGGCGCCAGGTGCTGCTGCGCACCAGCTTGTCGAATGCCAGTGTGTCGATGCCGAAGGCAAACTGGCCCAGTGTGATCAGCATGCTCATGCTCCTCAGTCGATGTCCGACAGCTGCGACAGCACGCTGGAGCGCCTGACCATTTCGCGGCGGTCCAGCTCGGCGGCCACGGCGCGGGCAATGGCCTGCGCATCCTGGCCGGGCGCAGCGTTGACGGTGATATGGATGGTGGCGCCGGCCACCGGGGCCGGTGCCGGCGCGGGAGCAGCGGCGCTGGCCAGCGGCGGGCGGCTGTCGATGCGCACGGCGCCCGTGTCGGCCAGGGCCGGCATGGCGCCCGTGGCCAGCGTGGCCGCCGTGGCTGCAGCAGCGACACCCTGGCGCAGTGCGCCGGCGCGGCCCTGGTCGGGTGCTGACGCATCGCCGGACTTGAACCATGAGCCCACCGACGAGGCCAGGCCGCTGATGCCCTTGCCGGCCAGGTCAGAGACCACGCCGAACAGGCCGCCCGTGGCGCCATCGAGGCCGGCCTTGCCGGCCTCCAGCAGCGTGCCGCCGACGCCCTTCCAGTCGCCGGCCTTGAAGGCGGTGGACAGGCCGTCCCAGTTCTGCATGATCGAGCCGCCCGCGCCCATCAGGCCGCCTGCGAGCCGGCCCATGGGTGTCATGCGCACCAGGCCCATCAGCGATGCGGCTGCACCACCCAGACTGCCGCCCAGGCCACCGCCGACGGCTCCTGCGGCCCCCAGGCCGGCGCCCAGCAGGCCCATGACGGCGCCCGCACGGCCCTTGCCTGCACCGCCGCCGAAGATGCGGCCTGCAGCGCGGCCCGCGCCGGCCAGGGCGGTGCCTATGCTGCCCATGGCAGCGCCGCGGCCCATCATGGCCAGCGACAGGACCACGGCGCCCAGCCCGCGCCTGAGCACGCCCGCAGCGTTGCTGGCCATGCGCAAGCCTCCCGACAGCAGACCCATGGCTCCGCCACCGCCGCTCATCATGGACAGGGACAGGACCACGGCGCCCACGCCGCGCCGGAGCACGCCCGCAGCGTTGCTGGCCATGCGCATGCCGCCGGCCAACAGGCCCATGGCACTGCCGCCGCCGCCCATCATGCCCAGCGACAGGACCACGGCCGCCAGGCCGCGCCTGAGCACGCCCAAGGCACCGCTGCCTGCGCCCATGGCCGCGCCCATCAGGCCGAACACGGTGCGCGTGAGCAGCAGCGGCGCCAGCAGGCCGAACAGCACGCTGCTCACCAAACCAACGCCTGCCACCAGCAGGCCCAGCACGGCCACGATGCGCAGCGTCCACTGCACGATCTGGGGATGCTCCTTGACCCAGGCACGCATGCCTTCGGTCATCTCGCGCAGCGTGCCCAGCACGGCCTTGAGGTCGGACTCAATGGTCGAGCCCATGTCGCTCAACAGGCCGTTGTAGCTGTCCTTGACGGACTCGTATTGGGCCGAGACCGAGTCCTTCAGGATGGCCACGCGCCCATCCATATCCGCCTGTGACTTGAGCTGGGAGGCGATCTGCTGGTAGCCGCCCGGGCCCTGCTGGAGCAGCGCCTCCAAGGCCTTGCGCGTCTGCGCATCGCCGCCCGCCAGCTTGTTCAGCGCAGCGGCGCGCAGCTTGTCGCTGCCCAGGCTCTGCAGCTTTTGCAGCTGGGCCATCATCTGCTCGGTGCCGCCGAACTGGCCGCTGGCGTCCTTGAAGTCCAGCGACACGCCCTGGCTCGCGAGCATCTTGTTGACCTGGCCCAGTTTGGCCGGGTCCATGGAGTTCTTGACCAGGTTGCCGACGGCCTTGCCCGCGGCCTCGCCGCTGATGCTGGCGTCGTTGAGCATGAGCAGCAGCGGCGCAAACATCTGTCCCGACCTTGCGCCCTGCTGTCCCAGCTGCGGCAGGGCCTTGCCGATGGCGTCCAGGCCCTTGACCATGCCTGTGGGGTCCAGTCCCAGGTGGGAGGTGCGCTGCACCGTGTCGGCCAGTGCGGCCATGTCGCCCGCGCTTGCGCGGGTGGCCTGCTGCAGCTGCGCCGCGAACTCGCCGGCCTCCTTGGCAGGCATGTTCAGCACCGCGCCCAGGTTGGCCGCCTGCCGGGCCACGCCGCCCAGCACATCCTGGGAGGACACGCCCTGGCGCTGCAGCTGGTTCATCATCGCGATGTAGTCGGCCGTGCTGCCGGGCATGTCGGTGCCCAGGCTCTTGGCCAAGTCCAGCACCTGCTGGTAATCGGCGCCCGGCTTGCCATTGCTGCCCGCCATAGTGGCGCGCAGCTGTGCGGCGGCCTGGTCGTCGGTCATGAAGGCCTGGCTCACGGCGCGCACGGGCGCCAGCATCTTGCCGCCCGTCTCGCGCAGCGCCTGGCCGCGATCGGCCAGGGTCTTGCTCTGCTCGCGCAGGGCGTCGATCCTCTCCAGCCGCTGGGCGGCCGGTGCCACCACCTTGCGCTGCTTTTCCATCTGGGCCGTGGTGGCGCGGATGTCGAGCAACATGCGTGATGAAGGCATCCAGCGCGTGGCGATATCGATGGACGCCTGGTTGATCCGGCTGAGCTGCAGCACGGCATAGAGGCCCACGAAGGTGGTCA